TTTTTTTTTTGCATCTAAAAACGTCCTCGCGCGGGACACACACGGGGGCGTTGGGCTTTAGGGGCCCGGACAGCAACAGAGAGCTTAGGGAACTAAGAACAAAGTGGGGCTCACTCCGATAAAAAAGGACATATCGAAGTCGTCTGCGGTCGAGACGGAGTGGGTAAGACTCAGAGAGGTTGAGGAGCGGAGCACGGGATATCTGAAATCAATCGTCGTGGGGGCATCCGCGGGGTCGACGATGATTCTCCAAGGGTTAAGTGCCATCATAGGAACCTCTAGGTCAACAGAGACCAAGTTGGGGACTTGCTGGGCGTATGCAGTGCCTTCAGAGCTGGTGTATGGAGGAGCACCAACTGCGGCATCCGCAAGGAAGAGATAAAAACCAGCACCATTTCCTGCAATCGTGTAGCGCATGGAACCACGGGACAAACAGTACCAATGACCAACGATATAGAGCGTAGGATTGCCCTCTTTGCACCATGCGCCGAACGCATTAGCGAGAAAGGAGGGGGTGATGGAAGTTTTGGCCACTACCGAACCGCGCTTGATAAGGGTGCGGAGGGTCCGGCACGTATCGCCTATACAGGCGACCTCCCTCATGACGGGGTCCATGAAGGGGGTCTTGATGTTGTTAGTCAACTGAACATCAGAGATTGTGTCGGTCGGTAGAACAGCGCTGGCGAGAGGCCCAAAACCCTGAGCCTCAACGCGAGCTGTAGGTAGCGAGCGCACGCGTGATGCTTGGGTTCTGGCAAAGGGGCCAGCAACTGGATTGAGCCATTCGTCTATGTAGGGGGAGCCCTCTCCGCGTGGAAAGGCGAAGGAGGCATCGGCGCGCATGGAACTTTCGATGACAATATCAATCGTATCAGAAGCGCCGCCAGCATAGGCGAGGGGGGTGAGAACGAAGAGGGACAACTTGCCAACGTTGACTGCGGTCTCGGTGTAGTCGTGAACGACAGGGAAAGGACACTCAAAGTCGAAGCGATTACCCGCCTCGAGATCGATGACTGTGCGTAAGAGCGGGTCGGTGTCACCGATGTTTAGAGTGTTGATGGCAGGATCGCAATCGAATGCAACGAGGAGCCTGCCAGAGTGGAAGCGTGACTTGGCAATATTAAAGGTCACGCGAATAGTGCCACGATAGTAACGAAACATCGAGGCGATGGCACACCAAGGAGCCCAGTGCTTCGCTAGCGTGCCACTCTGAACACCCCAGACACCATCGATGGACTCAAGGTCTATGAGCTTGTGTCCAATGCCATCAGTGGAATCCCAAGAGATGGTCTCGCGATAGGTGGACATAGGGAGAAGGTGCCCAAAGTGGAGCTCGTCAGCAGTGAAGAGGCCACCAGGAGGCTGAGAGCCAACTTTGGCGGAACCAGTGAAAGCGTACGTGTAGGCCGGGACAGCTTGATCAACGGTGCAAAGATCGCGAGCTTGACGCGCAATGGTGGCAATGGGAGCGACCTCCTGCCGAGGATTCGAGGCGCCCATGAGCGAAGCAGCACCACTCATGATAGCATCAGCCCAAGGAGTGGAAGAGGCCGTTGCTGGGCGTTCAGGAACGTTGGCAGAAGACTGAACTGTGGAAGGACCAGAGTTAACCATCTGGGACGAGGGGGTGGTCTGTGACTTCGTCTCACGAGAGTCAAACTGAAGAGAGCCAGAGGGACCGCCGAAGCCAGAAGAGGCAGCAACCGAGAGACCAAAGCCTTGAGGCTTGGGACGAGGGCGAACACGACTACGAAGAGCCAAGGTCGAAGTAGGCGCTGTGGTAGTGGTGGCGGTCGGGTTGCAGAGAACAACAGTGGCCGGGTCGAACCAAGCCCAAATGGTAACGGGAACGGTGTCAGTAGTGCCACCGCGAAGCTCTGAATACAC